ATTTTTCCCTAGACCTTGTATAGAGGTGTCGATAGTCAAATCAAACTCGTAAGGATGCATGCCCTCGCTCAGGTCGCCGTTTGCTACCCCGTCCCCGCCATTCTCCTCTGTCTCCCACCACTCCACGATTTGCATAGGTATATTTAGCAGGGTTGCTATCTGCTCCAAAGCCCACCGAGTCCCCTTATGCCAGTGTATTTTATACCCCATTTTCACCAATTCCCGCTTTTTACTTATATTAGCGGTCGGGGTGTAACCATCGGCATCGTCAAGACCCATCTGCCACGCCAAATCGTTCAGTGTTTTCACGTCAAGATTGTCAATGTTGCTATATATATACATCCCCTCGATGCGTCTATTGGTATCAGCAAATAACTCGTCAAGGCACTCCGAAAGGGCTTGTATCTGCTTGTCACCCTGTAAAGAAATAGGCAATAAATCTAAAAAACGGACATCGGTTAGCGTGTTACCCATTACTCGTCCTCAAAACCCTTAAAAATTACACGGTCATCGGTCGTTGTATCTTGCCTATACTGGTAGGCTACTGTTATGCCTCTCTCCCCGTAACCGAATTCATACTCATCGTCCCCACTGCTCCAGGGCGACACCAATTTGATACGTTTAGCACCAGCCGAAAGGCACATACTCACCAGTTTATTAGGGTTAAAATCTCGCCCTAAAACCGCCACCTGCCACTCCTCCCAGTCACGCACCGCTTGCTTGACGTTCTCCTCGATGGTGTAAAAATCGTCCGCTTGCGATTTCATTAGCCACCAATACATTTTATAGTCAAACGTAGCACCCGCCACTGGTAGCACCTCCACTTTATCGGTAAGTGGTCGCTTGTCTACCAGTATGTCTTTGATTGCTTGTATAGCAGGGTGATACTCGTTATTCACGTAGTCATACGGGATGCGGTTGCCTTTCAAGACCACGTATAAATTAACCACACCCGCACCTGGTGTCTCCACCTTTACATCTTGTATCTCTGGATGGGCAGACATCGCCCAGAATATATATGCCTTTTCACTACCCGCCGTTGTAAAACCCTGCGGGGCGAGGCGAACCCGCTCCCTAAAATAGTCATCGCTCTCCGTCTTTGTGCCTCCCGCCGTCTCAAACACATTCAATACTCGTTTGATATAAGGCACTGGGTCGACCAGTTTATTTATTTGACTCCACACCATCCCGTTACCCGCCACACCCGCCGTCATGCACGTAGCGGTCACCTCTACAAATGTCCACCCAATAGGCAAGGTAACTGTCTCGTCTGTTGCAAAAAATAATTTACTATCAGCGGTCGCACGAGTCCCCTTTGTTATTACCACTGGAAACTCCAATGGCTCGTCCACCTCAAAACGTAGCGTTGTTGTGGCAGGGGTGGGTTGAAACCTGTAAACATTCAGAAGTCCGCCCAGATTGTCAAGAAACGCCCCTGTCGCCGTCTTGACAAACTCTTGATGCATACCCCAGTCAAAAACCGCATTCTGTTGGGCTATGTAACCCGCTAACGTAGCAATTACCTGTCGCATGGGGTCGGCAGGGTATAAAGTGACACCCATTTTTTGCTCATACTGAGTAATAAATCTGCTTTCTATGCTCGCCGAACCCGTCTGGGCGAATACCACGTCTGGCAGGTTGTCTAGTGTCTGTGTCATAATGTTACCCCCATACTATAAAAACTACAAATAAAACCCATTACAGAGCCACCCCATTCTTGACCTTAAATGTTATTAATGGAACTATACGACCCTCCAAAGCATCGCTCTCTGTAAATGCTATGCTCACAATGTCTACTCTCGGCTCGTATTTGATGAGTTGCTCCGTAATATTTATTATTAAATCCGCATAAACTGTGTTTATGGGCTGGTCAATAAGTCTACTATCAAGACCAAAATCCCTATTATAAAACACCTCACCACGCCACGTAGTGAGCAGTGTCTTGATATTTTGAAATATAGACACAAGCCCCCTCGCTCCAAATATTATTTGTTTCGGCGGTGTCCCTAAAATCTGGTATTCTTTACTCATTGCTTGCTACCTCACTGCCTGTGTCCACTTCGGGTGGCTCCACTGCCTCTGTCAATTCCCTGTCTACGAGCGGGGTATCCTCGCCCTCAATATTCAATTCCGCCAACTGCTCGTCATCCGCCAATGCCTGAGCCGCCTCCTCTTTCAGTTTCTGCTCGATGCCTTTCGGTAGGCTTTTCACATACTCTTTGAGGGTGAGTGTGATTTCCATTACTGCTGGGCGACCATGATACCACTCCAACTCCTCCGCCTCCACGCTACGAATGGTAAATTTACCCTCATAACGACCATGCAAAAATACGATTTGTGGTCTCCCGCTCTCCGCCATACGTTTGAGGCACTTATATTCAACCAATGGCTCGACCCCCAACCCAGAATGTAGTGTAATGTGCATTGTAAACGGCACTAGCGTATTGCCTACAAACTCCGAGATGGGCTTTTGGCTTATTACTTGATGCTCTGCATAATTAGGCTCGACCTTGCGAGTGAGCCCGTCAAACGTCCGCACGGGTGAAAATCTTTGTTTCATTACACTAAAACTGCACGACATAAATATCACCCGCCCCACCAGACCCACAAATGGTGTGTAGTCAAGCACACGGGCGATGGCTATTTCTTTGAGGTTCTCTATTTCATAGAGACCAGATGTTAGGGAGGCAAGCATTAGGAGATAGTCCCCGTAACCGCACCACCCGCACCCGCACCAGATGTGACGGTGCCTGCGACAACCGCTGTTAATACGTGTGCCACCACTGCTTTGGCAATGCCCTCTGCTAACCTTGCCACTGCATCGTTCCCCGATGAGTCGGCAGGTATTTGTTTATTTGCTAGTTCTGAAATGATAGCACCCTTTAATGTATCAGCATTTAATGGCATTTATGCCTCCTTGTTTTGCATTTTAATCTGTCTTTGTTACAGTAGAAACGCCTGTATGAAACACACCATAAATGGGGCATGGGCTTGCTTGATGAACCACTCCATATGTGCCAACGTCTCCCAGATTGATTTTAGTGCTTTTGATATGCACCTCTTGTGAACCCTTAATTGTGGCTTTCTTGCTTGTTATTGTTACGTCACTGCTCACATCTGCGGTTATGTTATTTGCTGTGATTGCGATATCACCCTTGACATCCGCCGTTGCCACGTGGCTCTCCTTGTTATAATTTATCAGTGTGCCGTCCTCAAATTGTGTATATCTCTGGTTTTTATCACCGACCGCCACACTGTCTTTATCATTGTAAATACTCCCCAATATCACCCCCGCCACCGAACCCGTTGGCAGAAATACACACACCACCATCTCGCCCAGCTCTGGCATTGCATAGTGCTTGTCTTTCTGGGTAGCAGGTTGCATTATACGCAGTTCAGACGATATAAAATTGTCAAGGTCAGCAAACATTACCCGTGCAGAGCAATTCGCAGGGTTCACCTCCACCACCTCACCTATTTTTACGATGTCCATACCGAACTCCCATCTGTTATTGACTCCCATCCCTTACTGCACCCATACCCACTCCCATGTTCTGTTATTTTTACCCCAAAAACCCCAAAATCTGGCACGGTGGGGGCATTAAAAATATAAATTGGATAAAGTATACCATCCCACATTTTTCTGCCCTTAAATCGCTTTTTACGCCGTTCTCGTTTTACCCGCTCTGTGTCATGCGATTTATATATATTACACATATTAGTAACCAAGCACCCCCCTTACCTCGATTGTGGTTGTATATCCGCTCCTGCTGTAATTATGCTGGGTAGACTCTATATACCAAATGGCACTGTCAACCACCCCAAAACCCACCAATTGCAAGGTCAAACCACTATACAAATCAGGGCGACCCATAAAATTTAGTGTCCCCTTTATCTGCCTCATATTAGCATTCCGCAAATAAGCCTTCGCAAGGTTCATTGCTTCGTCAATATTAGATACCCGCTTGTTGATTTTCAAGACCTGCCCCACAGACGGGTCGGCTATCTCCACTGGCTTCTCCTCCTCCACCTTTTCGGGCTTCGGCTTGTCTATCTCTATCGCTTCACGGGTGTCCTCATTAACCATTATTATTTTACCACTCCCACCACCGCCACCGCCAGTGGTCACCACCTCTCGTGTATTCTCGTCTACATAAGTCACGGGCTTTTCGGCTTCGGGCTTTTCCTCTGGTTCGCTGTCATCTTGAACCATGCGAGGGTCACTCCTCCCCAGCTCCACCTCTGGCTTGTAATGATACTCCCACAGTTGCTTTTTCTCACTATCATAATAACGAACCTCGCAAGCCGTGTAAATATCACTGCTATTTATATTAAAACTCCCAGATAACACCGCATCGCTACGCTTGTTGATGATTATTTCTGGCTCTTTACTGTCAAACTCCTCGCTACTAAAGATGATTATCTTGCTATTGGTGACCTTTATCATCAGGGCATAGTCCACGCAAAGCGTTTTCAACGCCGATATATCACTCTCCTGCACCTGCTCCCACCTCTCAAGCGTAGGGTTAAAATCACTCTCAAATTGCAACTCAAAACCATGTTTCTCGCATATCTCGCCTGCAATGGTTTTTAGGTCGATGTTTTCACGGGATTGCGTATTCTGCTGTCTACATATAGCATTCTTGACCCCGATTGACTTACAAGAAATGGTCACCTCGCTCGGTGGAAAGTTTATTGTCAAATCGTCTATCTCAAAACCACCGCAGTCCCGCTCATAATAGTCCCCCGTCTCAAACCAGTTGCTTGCCTTGATTATAGCATTAAACTTCGCACCTATTTGCGGATACCAAGCCCCGCTCCACAGCCCGTCCACGTCTTGTAAAGTCACAGACATATCGTCCATTGCATCGTTACTCGTCCTGTCGGTATATGTAAAATTGATTATAAACTCATTGATGGCGATTTCCTTATTTTCATACATCAGCACCAGCTCGACCTTTCTTGTATTGCTACTAAAAATGCTCATTTACACCATCCCGTCTGCAATAAAACATAAAATATAAAATATAATATAATACACATATATACACATATACACATATACACATATACACATATACACACCTCACGCCCAGGGGGGCTTGGGTGACTTCGTAGCCGTTTTTGTGTTTATTTTTGGCACTCTCAAACTCACGCCCGCAGGAAAATATACCACCCCCATATGCTCTGGGTTCGCTTGCAAAAGCACCCACGCCAAGTGCTGATTGCCATATATATCATGAGCGAGGACATCCCAAGTATCACCCTGAATAGTGGTATATTGCCACATCTTGCCCGTGCTATGACCATTATTACTCATACCATCGCCACCCGTCTCTGCCTGTGTTCCCGCTCTTGTATCCACTTCTCAAACTGCCCCTTGAGGTCTTTTAGGCTATTCTCTACAGTCGACTTTACCTCTCTGGCATTCTCACCGCTTGTAGTTATATGCACCGTCGGCGAAAATACAAAACTGCTACTCTCTGTGTTATTAGTAGTAGGGAGCAATTGTTGCAGTATCTCATTCGCACGAGACGGCTTGTTTAGTGGTATCACCGCCTCTGCTCCACTCTCGCCTACCATCGCCAATGTCGGCTTATTTACAATGCCACCAAAAGCCATTCTCGGTATATTATGTGGTAGCATATTAGCAGACGGGGGTAGCACGGTGGACGAACCCGTGCCACCCCGTGCGGTCGAGGTAGCGGAGAGAGAGGAATTACTAGGTATTATAGGAGATATATTAGGAACTGCATTATTTATTACATTTCTGGTCTGGGTGGCAGATTGTGACACTGCCCCTGTTGCCTGTGCCACTGGCGACTCCTCGATGCCCATCGCCCTCTTCGCCCACTCGGGTAGCACGCTCACCACCGCATCTTTCAGTTTATTACCGATGCCCTTGATAAAATCAAAGATACCGCTAAAAAAAGCCGATATCCACTCTTTACCCTTATTATATAAACCGCCGATGCCGTCTATCACACTCATAACCGCATTTTTTACACTAGACCCCGCCCCCTTTATCCAATCCACCACGCCAGACAACAAGCCTTTTATAAAGTCTCGCACCCGCCCGTATATCTCCTCCCCAAATATACTTATAAAAACCTCTTTGGCAAGGTCAAACATCGCTCCAAAAAACCCTGTGACCACCTTCCGCAGCAGTTTGAAAGGCAATAATATAGCATTTAATATCAGATTACCAAGACCCAAAAATATCTTACCAACCCCGCTCCAAAAACCTCCCCGAAATAAAGACCGCAACCCCAGATTTATCTTTATCAGCACGTCCGCTATCACACCACCCAGCCACCAAAAGAAGTCGGCGATGCCACGCACCATTTTCTTAAACCACTTCTCGTCCCACAGCAATTTCACCGCACTCCAAAAATCTTTGATTATGGCTATTAGCAAGCGAGGAACCAGCGTCACCAAACGAATCAATAACGTAAATATACCCTTGAAAAAACCACCCCGAAAACCCTCCAATATTTTAGCCCATTCATTTTTGAAAAACTTTGAAAACGTCTTGAGTTTGACCTCCATATACACAAAAAAACCCACCAATGCACCAATCGCCACCGCTATCACCGCTCCTGTTGCTGTGATACCACTCGCCAATGCTCCGATGCCCTTACCAAGCCACACCACCGACTTTATTATCCACCCAAGCACGGGTATCTTAAAACTAGCAGCTAGCCATCCGCCAGATTTACCCAGCAATACAAACGCCCTGACCACCTTTGACACTGCCGAACCCCACTTTACTGTCGCTCCGATAGCCATACTCAAATTACCCACTATTTTTAGTATTTGTAACCCCGCCCATATCTTGACAATGGTCTTGACCGCCTCCTCCCATCCGCCCATCTTTTCGACCACCCCGTTAATTATTTTGGCTATGGTAGCGATGGCTCGAAATACACCCTCTACTCCCTCTTTGATGTTTACCCAATTAGCCTTAAAATATTCAACCATGCCCTTCGCCTTGCTTGATATTATGTCACGGTTACTCATTACCCAAGCCGAGATTGTGCCGTTCACCTGCGTAAATACGGGTATTAATTCGTTACCTATGGCAGTTATTACACCACGAAACGATGCCTTGAGTTTGGAAAGGGAGTCGTTAAACTTCTCTGCCTCCGCACCCGTTATATCGTCAAATGTGATACCGAGAGCCACTGCCTCCTCACGTAACTTCTGCACACCCTCCCGACCCAATTCTAAAAATGGTAGCATCTGAGCCCCAGACCTGCCAAATACTGCCGTTGCCAGACTTATTTTGTGAATATCGTCCACCCCCCTGTCTGTCATGGCTCGTATCTGGTCGGACACGCTCATTAGCATCTCCTCTGTGCCTACCATCTCATTATTAGCACCTCTCACCGCCCGACCCACTCGCCGAAATGTCAACACAGCCTCATTATTGCCACGCATTGCAAGAACCATTGTCTTGTTGAGTTTAGTCATCGCACTCGCAAAATCACCCGCAGACAACCCGCTCAACTCACCTGCATACTGCATTTCACTATACGCTTGAGTTGTCATACCCACTATTTTGGCAGTCTTAAACGCAGCATCGCCCCATGTAGCCGTTTTCATTGCCACGCCATATAACGTAGCAGATACAATAGCACCCACGCTTGCGATGGTTTTTAGAGGGCTTATTATAGAGTTACCAAGACTGCCCCATGCGGATGACATATCCGATGTGGCAGTCTTTAAACTCTTGAGGGAATTAGCATATTCTTTACTGGCATAGTTCATTTTCTTTATCTGTTCACGCTGTTCGGCAGTCATTTTACGGAAGCCGTTCTGAACACTGTTTATAGTGCTATTGAAAGACGACTCCTGAGCCCCGCCAATTGAGAATATTAACTGTAACGCTTTGCTAGTTCCTGCCATTTACGCTCCCAGACAGACATTGTGGGTTATTTCCTGCCATGCTGTTCCCTCTTTAATACCTTTATTGCCACTTCCTCCCATTCGTCAAGTTCTGCGGGTGTGCAGTCCATAAAAAATGAAATAGATGTGTAGGTTATACGGGCGAGCATCATTACCTTTTCGTGTAACGTTGGGTAATTTTGGCTTGACCATTTAACAAAAAAACCTCTGCAAACCCCATCAGTGCGATGCCGTCATCCAAAGGTAACTCGTCAAACTCAAACTTATTTAACCCCGTTGCTATACACGCTACGGTTATGAGGTCTTTTCGGCTATATTCGCCGATGCCCTTGCCACCCTGCATATTATTCAGGGTGCTGGTCTTGATTTTACCCCAGTTCAGAGGCACTTTTTCGTAGGTTTTATCGGCTATCTGCACTGGCTCGTCAAATACATACTCTTTGACGGCAAGTATCTTGTTGACCCGCTCCATACCCTCATCGAAGGTCATCTCGTTCTCTGTGTCCATACTCTCTCCTTGTTTATTGGTTATTTATGGGCTGTTACTGGTTATTTATTGCTTGTTTTGCAATAATTATATATCAATAGCAGCTCGTATTTGTGATGTCAGGTCGACATCGTTCACCTTGTAAACGCCATTGAACTTGTCTAATTCAAGGATATCCTTGCCATCGTAGACCCATTTCAAGTAACAGTCCTCAAATGTAATTTCAATGTTTTGGATTTCACCAGGTGAGAACGTGCCGAGATTAATATTGGTGGGAACGCCACGTATTATAACCTTTTGTTGCTTGGCTTGTATCTCACCAGAGGCTTTATCGCCAGTCTGAGTGGCCGCCCATAATTCAAAGTCTTTGTAGTCCTGTTCGAGTAGTTTGGTTATATTGTCTACGGGGGCTCGGAAAGTGATTGTGACTTGGTAGGGTTGAAAATGCCCCCTTACTGGCACATTCATAGAGCCATGTATACCCGCCCCCTTTATCTCTTGCGTTACCGCTTGCAATGAGGGCAGGGTGACTTGTGTATGCCCGTCTATCAATTCACCCGCTACGAATAGCGAGTATTGGTTGGTGAAGTGGGGAACTGTATTACCCATTATTTACTCCTTTCTTTACGCAAACAACTGTTCGAGGTAGCCCACATCGTATTCAAGTAAGAACTCGATGCGTTCTGCGGGGGCGACCAGTCCGAGATAGCAGTGGAAGGTGATTGACCCGTCCATAAGGTCAAGCGTTGAGTTTTCGGTCGCTAAAAACTCGATGCGTCCGTCTATGATAGCTCCCACGTTTGACAGTGAATTCAGGTATATATTCTCGGAAGTGACCATTGTCTGTATCAGCCGTCTGTTTACTGGGAAGTCCACTTTCTGCCAATAGGTGAGTATCAGCCTGTTACCATACCAGTTTAGCATCCGTCTGTTTGAAATGAAATTGTCTTTAGGGTCGGTTATGCCTGGGTAGCACGATGTCCTGTTACCCCAAACCACCCAGCCTAAGGGCCCGTTATAAGGGCAGGCAATGCCGTTACCATTTAGCATATTGGCTTGTGGCATAGACAGCCATAACTCACCACCGTTCACCACTGCACCTTGACATTTGAGGTTCTTATTTGAGGGGGAGATATAAGGCAGTCCACCTGTGGAGGCATCCGCCTGTGACAGCACCCCTGCCACCTGAGTAGACATATTCATGGTGCGGTCACCAAATCGGAGTTTACCCCAACATAAATAAAGATTATTAAAGGTCAGCCCGTTGTTATTCTTGTATGCTGGCACTTCGGTGTAATTTGTCACGGCACCCTCGCCCTCGCTGGGTATGTCCGCAATGGCGATGGCGTTATAAATGCCGTTAATATTGACTGTCTTTGCATACAAAACGGCACACACGGCAGGGTCGGTGCTGAAATTAGGGGCGAGCAGGATGCCAGGCACCATACGAAAGGCAGAGTAAACATACTCTACCAGCTCCATGCCCGTATTTTTACCAGACACAGCATCGTAACCGCCTATGCAGTCCGTCCCTGTCACCATTTCTGGAGCCGCATAAGTATAGCTAGCGGTGATATTGTTACCCGCTGTTATGGCGTTACCCAGTGTCTCGCTGATTACATACAGTGAACCCTCTGCATAATTCACCATAAAGTCTGTCCCCTCTACGTAGGTTGCGGGAGATGTGGTGTTGGCAAGGCTTGTCAGCGTGATTATGTCCTCTTTGGTGAGTTTACCCTCGTCATTAGCAAAGGTAACCACCTCGCCTGTGATTGTTTTCTTGTGAACATTAGGATTGAATAGGTTCACCAGTATAATGGGGGAGGCACTGTAAAGGTGCATATGTGAGAATACCACCTCCGAAAGCCCCCACTTTGAAAAATCGTCTTTGGCAGGGTTGATGCCCAGATATTTGCTTGCCTCTGCCGAGCTATAAACAAGCACCATACCACCAGGCATTGCCTTGTCTATCAGCTCACTGTCTACTCTGTGTATAGGGGCTGTCCCGAAAGCCATTGTCAATGAGGCATTCACATTGGCGGACGGCACGACTGCTGTCGGTATCTCCCTGTAACTTACACCATGAAAAAACTCTGCCATTGTTTACTCCTTGTCTGTTAGGTCGGTGGTTATTACTGTGTCAGGGCTTGCTTGGGGGGTCTGTCTTGATTGCCTGTCCTGTCTGCCACTGTTGCGTTGCCTTGTCAGTTCCGCTCTGGCATGGCTTATATCGGAGTTGGGGTTACGCATGGCATTCAGTTTTCGTGCTGATTCCCCCACTGCCACAAATACACGCCTCAGGTTAGGGTCGCTCTGGCACTGCTTGAGGACTTCGTTTGGCAAGCCGTTATTAAAGACCTGCCCAAATTTCAGTGAAAAGGCGATTCCGCCATTCTCACTAAAAATATTTAAGGGTATCCCTATATACATGATGGGGATATTCGCTGTGTTATGCGAATTATGCGAGTTGTGATGGTTATATGTGTCATATGTGGGCTTGTTATTTTTACCCATTTTACCTCCTATTTTTCGGTATGTTATTTAGGTAATGGTTGATTTTCGTCTGTTATGCCCGTAAATACGGGCTTTTCAATGGCGGGTGATTGGAAAGTGGCAAGCAATACCCCTTCGTAGAAAGGGTGTGTCTTTGATTGTATGTTAAACATACTCAAGGGGTCGGTCGTCCACTTGATAGGCTCGACAAGCCACCATCTTTTTACCCAGTATGGCTTGCTTTGGAGGACTTGTATCACCCTCTCAATCATATTGTGAACATCATTATAACCTGCCTCTGTGTTAATATATGCCCCTTTTGAGTAGACACCACACCAAAACCCCACTTTTACCTCGTGGACACGAGCATTACCCTCTATTTCCTTGATTTCACCCTCCAAACCACGTATAATTATAGAGGGTAGGTCGCCGTCTATGTTATTTTTAGGGGGTGTATGCCCTATCCAAATATTAGCCATTTTATAGGATTCGTTGCTGTCAAGCGGGTATAAAGAGAGGGAGTCCTGTAATGCGGTGCGTAGGTCTTTGAGTAGAAAAAATGTAGCGCTCATTTATTATGCCCCCAGTTTATTGGCATCCATGTTATTTTGCCCCCCATAAAGACAAACAAGCGTTTGTTTCAAGTGTGAATTGCTCGTTGTATGCTTTCTGTGTGATTTCAGAGAGCATGGACGGTGCATTGGTAAGTCTTGAACGTAGCAATTGCGGGAATGATAGTGTGTTGATAGATGTTAGGTAAGATTTACCCGCTCTACCCTTTTCTGTCCTTGCATACTTGCCTGTAGATTTGTCTTTCAAAGCACGATACACACCTGCACCCCTCACAGGTAAGTGAGAGTAAAATGCGAATGGCAGATTGACACGTTCACCAAATAAAGTAAAGGTAACGCCACCCGTAGTCTTGCCTGTCATTGGTGTATTGGGGGTAGGGTTGAGGTATTTTACGTCTATTTTCTCACCAGGCATAAAGCCCATCGTTTTCAAGTATTCTTTTTTGGCTTTTTTCTGTCTGTATCCCCTCAATGCCTCATATGGTAAGCCCCACTCATTTCTTGCCATTTTTCTGGCCGCTTTGTAGTATGCTTGACCTGCCTTATTTAGTGAGTTTTTTACTATTTCAGCGAGAATGTCTGGGTATTTCTTGAAAAAAGCCTCTGCTCCCTTTATGCCTTTTACGTTGCAATAAAAGTCTACACCGCTCATAATACATACCCCATGCTATATACACGCATCATGCTATGCTCCTACGCATTGTAATTTGAGTATACACGCTGTTTGTGGTTATGCTCTCAATATACCACGTGTCGCCGTCAAGAACGACCGCTTGTGCCACCTTTGGCTGTGGAATTAGGTCGAAAAGACGGCAATATATGGTCTTGCGTTCCTCGTTTACACCTTGCATTTCATAGGCTTGCACTGGGGTCGGTGCCTCAATAATATTTATATTATTGCCATTCCATGTGCAAGCCCTCGCACATTTATCGGTATAGCCGAGTATCCGCTCAAAATCAGCACTGTGTGACACTACTCGTCCCCGTCTGGGTCATCGTCATCGGTTGCGTTTTCAATGACAAGTTGAACCAGCATCTTACGGCTCGCATTCGCCTTATAAGGCACTCCCAGATTGACCAGTTTCTGCCTCAGGTCATCCATGCTCCAGTCCGCAAATCTTGCCATCTCCTCGTCCGTTACAGACGTTTTTTCTGGCTTTTCTTGGGTGTTTGGTGGGGTAGCAGGAGGGGTGGTGCTTGCATTCACCCGCTCGGCACATTTGAGGGCTATCAGGCGTTCTGCCTCGATTTTATCAAACCCGCCCACTATCTGTCCCACCCTGTATGACCCCTCTTTGGTGAACACGGGGGCGATTATTTTGATTGTCATTGTGTTTTTTGTGATTACATCGGTTGTGTCTGACATTATTTACTCCTTTCTTTACCCTATACTTGCCAGTGCCGATGCCGATAGCACGTGGGCTACTGTAAAGCAGTCGGTTTGGAATATGTTAGGCATTGGTGCGGACTCCAGCTGTATCCACTTGGCAGACCCGTCCGTCTCGTCCCAGACTCGTGGGAAACGTGGCACGGCTTGCAAGCAGTCCATATTTTGTATCAGCCCATAGTGCATTTCACAGCGAGCATTGGTTGAACCAAGTAATACCGCTCCATGAGGTACCATTGGGGTGATAACGTGTGTGTCGGGGTCTTCATACCACTCATTATAGCAGATGACCTCTACGGGTCCTGAGGGTAGGTTAAAGGTAGCAATGCGGGATACCCCGTTACCAACTGCACCAGGGCGAACCTCACCTACAAAGTAATGCAGTTTGTCGAGATACTCGCCCACCTGCTTGTTTTTCAGAAAATAGGGGAATATGTTGCTGTCCATTATAAAGACGTTAGGGGCCTCCACGCCACGCTTGATGATTTCCATTCGCCACTTGTCTATCATCTCTATAATGGGGGTATTCGCATCGTCCCACACAACACCACTGCCCGAAAGCACTTTGATATTACCTGTGTAGTCTGGGGTGTTTGTATAACCAAAAGACACAGAGGCATTCCAGTTATTGTCTCCATGCACCTCCACCGCTCCTGTAAACACTGCCTCGCAACACATCTTTTCCTCACGTCTGGTGGTGCGTTCGTCCAGTTGCCTCAGGTTCTCGCCCAGTATTTGGTTAGCACGCGCCCTCGCATCGATGGGTTGGTAGGGGTTGTCACCAATTACACGCCATCTGGTGTCTGTAGGCTTGATTGCCATCTTTTCTTTAATATATGCGGGTTTGGTGGTGTAGGTTGAAAACCCGTCTCGGTCTACTATTTTACCCTGCGACAGAGGGTTCACATAGGCTGCTATTTGACGTTTACCCTTGTAAATGTCTAGTTGAATGTCCTCTGTGGTATGGGTGACAACGGTCTTGAAAAACGTTGACTTGATAAAGGTGCGGAGAGGCGGGATTTGTATCAGTGCTTGTTGGAGTTGTTGCCTCAAATAAAGGTTGATATTGCTTATTTGCTCTGCCATGATAATCTCCTTTCAATTATGGCTCTAAATGAGGGTTCTGTATTAACCGAACCGCTCGCTCTATTTCATTCCGTTTCTCAAGCGGTAAGATTTGCATTGGTGCTATCAGGTATATTTTGTGGCTCTCCAAAAATGATATAAGAGCGGGTAATTTCTCCTCCACTAAAATCATTTCTGGGCTTTCGGGGTCCTGGTCGTCATACTCTGGGTTCTCGGTGTCCTCTGTGTAGTAAGTGGGTAGTTTTACCCAGTCAAGTCGAAAAGAACCATAAATAAACGCCAAATCCTCTTTATTAGGAGCGAGTTCATACTCTGCATAGGGGTTCTCTGTGAATATAATGCCTGGTCTACCTGTGATGTCACTCACATACTCTGGGATTGTGGCATTATTTAGGCTGTCAATATTCACCAGAGTCCCAATGGGCATCGGGCTGTCTGTGTTGTTTTTCACCCACACAGCATGACGGGGCGTGTCTTCCGCATAAAGATTATACGGATTGTGACCGCCTTTCGTGTTAATTCCAAATGAAGTAGACATAATTACCCCACTTTACGCTGGTCGTCTGCGAGTCCGTAGCCCTTGATTATGTCATTCACTGCACTATTGTCAGGGGTGTTTTCGTCTGTGTTTGAACGCTTGACATCGGGCATCTCTTTGTTGTCCTCCTCCATATTCTGTGCATAAGTCTTTTTTGCCACGTCCTCTTTCATTACAAGGGTGAGTGCCAATTTCTCGGCTGTGATTGGAGTGGTGAACATAGCGGACTTGACCGCCTCTGTATACCCCTGCACATCGGCTATTTTGACGATAGCCTGCAGACGGTTACGCTCGTCTTTGACTCCCTCCTCATAGGCAAGTTTGTAAAGCTCGGTCGCCTTTGCATCGGTCATACGGGTGTCTGGTTCTGGGGTATCTGGGGTTGTATTGGTTACGTTTGTGGTATCTGCCATAACAGAGACCTCCTTTCGTTCAGATTTTATTTGTATATTTGCGGCACTACTGGTCGCCACCTTTTCAATTACCGCTTGCATTGAACCCAGAGCATGAGCCATCCCTACCTTGATGGCATCCTCTGCCAAGAGCATCGCCCCGCCCCCGAAGTGCTTGTTTATATACTCCACGCTCACCCCCATAAAACGAGCCACGCACTCTATAAAGATGTCCGCCAGTGCATTCACCTGGTCTTGAATTGCTTGTTTACCCTCGTCACTTGCCATGTCTTGTCTTTTGAGGGGTGTCTGTGATGACACTATTTCATGGTGAATTATACCCGCTCTTTTATACGCTTGCGAAAAGTCGTCCCAAGATGCCACCACGCCCAGTGACCCAAGCGTTGCCGTGCGGTCGCAAACGATACTGTCGCAAGCACTGGCTATCCAATAGGCCGCACTCGCACACATACCATACACATAGGCTATTATGGGCTTGCTACCACGTGCATTATATACTGTGTTAGCGAACTCGTGTATCCCCGTTATTTCTCCGCCTGGTGAGTTTATTTTGAGTATAATGCCCACGCATTCACTATCATTAATTAAATAATTGAATTGCCTTTGTATGCTTTGTATAGACGTTCCGCCCCACCACCACGCATCGAAAGCATCGGACGTTATAACGCCATCGATTTCAATATAGCAACAATACTCACTTGAACCCTGTAATTTTGCCTTGAAAGGAAATGAGTGGGATGCCTGTGTGTCCTGTGTGGTCTGTGTAGCCTGTGTGTCTTGTGTATTCTGTGGAGATTGTGCGGGTTGTGTGGGCTGGTTGCCTGCTTGACGTGTTAGTATATACTCCATTAGCGATTCGGGTTTTATCGCCCAGAACTTGTCTTTGATTGCAGTTATATTTGACTCGACCACTGGGTCGGGTGTGTTTATTGTATCCGTAACATCACTCATCGCTGTCTCCATTGCCTTCTCCATTGCCATCTCCATCCTCCTCCTCTTTATCGGTGTTTGGGTTTTCTGGGTTGCCATTGCTACGTAACGGCACACCATACTTTTGACAGAGCATATTCTCCTCGTCAATGTCCTTATAAATATCAGATAATTCCATACCAGTCAGGTTTTCGCACTCCCACTGGGTCGAGCTGGTTCTGCTCTTGATACGCATCTCGGCCGCCTTTGCATCCTTCACTGGGTCGATGGACTCCAGTCTCGGTGCTAACCAATATGCCCCTGTGTAACACTTCTTTACGCCAGGGTCGAGCATATAACCATCGGCTTGTATTCTATTCTTGACGATACCCTCGACCTGAATTGCCTCATATATGGGCTGGTTGCAACAATAATTAAATGAGTTACGCATTACATTATACGAACTCTGGGCATCGTTCATAGACGCTCGGCTTGCAGAGTAGGATGCATTATAAGACTTGGCTATCACCTCACCAGGCACGTCCACGCCCATACCCTGTAATTTTAGATTTGAGTTTATAAATGGCTCAAACTGCCCACTTGGACGGACAGCACTCAGCATGGTAGCCTTTTCATAGGGTGGCAGGTCTATCCACGTAGCAGTCCCGATTTGCATGACATCGGTATAGTTGTCTTTACGTTTCCATGGCTCCGAGTTCTCTACTATCTCACCCTTTTCGTTCTCCTCGCAATACTCAAACGAACCCGCCAAATCGGCAGGGGGGTTACGCTCTATCACAATGGGTGCAGATGAATTCAAAGTGGCGGCTGCACCCTCCGCTACTACATATTGACCAGACTGCCGTATGGATTCTACGACTGGGGCGAGGATTGGCAAGCCACGTGACTGTCCGATTCTTGTTATATCTTGAATATGTAACACATTCAGTCTGCCCGTCTTGGCTCCGTAAATAGGCACTGGTATCCACCTCACTGGCGTGGTTGTTACAGACGAGCCAGGGTGTGTGTTTCTTATATATATTGTGGTAGGTCGACCCTTTTCGTCATAACCAATACCACCAGCGATGGTGTCACTGTCTGGTATATAGTCTGGGTTACTCACCCTGTCTGCCTCTATCAGTTGTAAACGTAAATCATAGGGCATCCCTGGTGTCTTTACATAATGTAATAAAATAAAACAGTCACCATTGACGAGCATACTTTCAAACGCCATGCGTTGTAGGGCGTAAAAATTATGTTTACCATAATAGTCGCAAAGGGGGGATTCCGCCCATAAATTAAACTCCCTACGGGCTTTGTTCTCCCATTCATGCTCCTGCTCCCTTGACATACCCAATGCATCGGCATCGATGGCGGGTTTGACTTTCAACCCACTACCAATTACCCCTCGCACAATGGTCTTGATTATACCCGCTCCAATAGGGGTATTTCTTACGAGGTCTCGGCAACGTTCACGTAACAGGGGCAGGCTTGGTAGCAGGTCGGCATTGGCATCCCCGCTTGACGTAGTCCAGTTTTGTAACGTGGACTTCGCACTCGCACCCGTAAACGACACACCAGAGCCTGAATAGGAGATGTTATAACCGCCTGTCCACACAGTCGCATAGTTAGTGTTTGTTTTTAAATGCTTGGGGTATGTTGCTGATATTTTTCTAACCGAACCCTGTGTTTTAGCCACTTGTTACTCCTCTGTATTGACTATAACCTTAACAAATCTGCGGTTGCCACTGCCTCGTAATTGACTTTGTAAGACTGATATTTGCTTTTGTATACTTGAAAGGTCTGCTTTTGTGAATGACAATTGACCTATTGTAAAGGACTGTTCGCCACTTAAAATTGCCTGTTCTGCTTGTAAATAAGCCTGTAAACGAGACTCTGTCTGCTCCCTTGTCATGCACACCTCCCATACACACTCCGTATGCCTCAGCCATACAAGGCTCTATAAACAAAATATGCGAAAATCAATCAAGCGAAAGTCAAAAAAAGTCAAAATAGTATTGGGTTTGTGCCGTAAATATTAGTGTTTATGCGGGTTTTCAAACATACCAGAAATTATATAATATTAGTATATATACTGGTGGGTATATTGGTGGGTGTTAATTTTTCTTGGTGGTATGGGCAGAGATTTTTCTTGGGTAGGGCTTGTCTGGGGGTGTCTGTTTGTATCTGGCAGACAATCGAACCCAGTCGGGCTTGAGATGCCGTATGGCTACCAGATTATACACGTTAAGGTCGAGTAACTCGTTAGGTATGTCGTGGGGTTTCCACCATTGTAACTTCTTATAACCATTCTTAAAATTGACCACCAACCGCTCGCTTGTGATACTCGCATAGGCAAGCTCGTCATAGCCACTGGTTATATTTTTAGGGAAATGGTAATAACCTGGCCCTGGTGTCTTTATTTTTAGTCTTTGATATATTACACGTTTTGCCTCAAATGTCCCTGCTATAAACAAGGGAACACCCTCATAATGTCTACGTCTGGGCGGGCTGTAAATGGGGGCATCTGGTCTGCTTGAACCCTTTATTGCAAAGACACGCATCCGCTCCAGTAATTGACAATACCTATACACGACATCGGTGCTTGACTCCGTCCCCCCACTGTCAATCATTACACAAGCAATACGCATTGCCATGCCGTCCTTGCGTATGAATTCCATGTTACGTATTTTGGTTAATTCGTCCCAGACCGTGTCATCGTGCAGTATTTTTGATATATCATAGGTGGGTCCGTATATTCTGTCATACTTGATACCCCATGACTCCTCGTCCACGCCCCACCCCCTTATTTCATATTCAAGACGGGTTTTGTGAACGTCAACTGCCATCGTCAATTGTAGCACTTCATTGGGGATGCGTGTATCGTAGTCCTCCGCACGTTCTTTCAAGAAGTCCGATGAAATTATCTCGTCCGATGTTTCAAATGGCAAGCCTAAAATAGTATTAACAAAGACCTGCCTCTTTTCAATATCGCTCTCCGATGCATCCCATTTACGTGCTATGGTCTGCCAAGAGAGCCATCCCAGAGGGGAGTATAGACCTGAAATATGGAAGCCTGCGTGGGGGTGACCTGGGTTCTGGGCTACCCATTTACCCCGTGCGAGCATATCTGTCTTGCTTGACTCCTTGATACCCTCACCACAAAGAGGGCAGTATAGCATGGTATCTGTGTAAACACCACGAGTCCATCGTAACTGCTCAAACTTCAATTCAAAGTAACCGCCACAATGAGGGCAGGGTAACTGGTAGACTCGCTGGTCACTGTCAAGGTAGAGTTTGTATATTTGAGATGTTTCTTTGAGGGTAGGGGTTGACATTGCAAATATCTTGCCATTGGGGAAGGTATCCATACGCTTTTCTACAAGGTCGATGGGGTTACCCTCATTACCTACAGAGATGGGGTAGCGGTCTATCTCGTCAAGCACGATGTTGCCAAATGGGGTGCTTGCCAATGCCGATGGTGAGTTAGCACCACGCAATGATATATACCCGCCTGGGAACTTCTTTTCGAGTAGGCTATTGCCATACCGCATTGAGAGTTTCTTTACTACTGGTTCACAGCTCATAAGGGCAGGGGTGAACCGCTGTTTTGAAAAACTGGTGGCATTATCGTAGGTTGGTAGCAGATACATTATGGGTCCAGACCTGAGGTGGGCTAGGTATAATACAAAGTTGAGTCCGTTCTCGGTCGCCCCTACTTGTGCAGATTTCATAAAAACTATAACACGGACACGGGATTGGGGTGATAAAACAAGCATTATTTCTATCATATAAGGTGTCCGAGAGTTCCTCCACTTGCCAGGCTCGCTCGACCCTGCACTGTCAAGCACTCTATACTGCTCCGCCCACTCTGGTAATGTAACCACTGGCATGGGCTTGAATGCACTAAAAAAGCCGTCTTTGTAGGGTGTCTTACTTGATATATAAGGGTTCTTACTTGACCGCCTACGTCTTATATTTCTATTATCTGTCTGCTCGGTCTGCTCGGTCTGCTCTGCCTGCTCCGATTCCGCCGTCATAACCTCACTCATCGCCCACCCCGCACTTGTCACGGATTGTCATAATCATATCATTTATTTCAGTTTCAAGTAACAAACGGCAGTCATGCTCGTCCTTGTCTGAGAGCAGGGGGGCGAGCCGAGCTGGCATGGTTAATAGGTTAGCAACCAGCACTGCCCCCAGTTCGGATGCATCCCTGTAGACCTTGTCAGATTCTATCAGTTTACCTTCTTGTATTTCCAATTTCAAGGCAAGCAAGTCCGCTTGAATAGCCTCTTTTTCTGTTTTGATACGCAGGTAGTCGCTTGACTGGTAACCGCCCATGTTACCGCCCATGTTACCGCCCGAACCACCCATCCCGCCATCGCACGTAAGGTTACCCGCACCACCCATGCCATTATTTGTATTTTTAGGGCGACCACCACGCAGACCATCTGGCATGACTTTGGCTCTGTCTTGAACGCTTGCCACTGCATTGGTTGACTCAAACTCTGCCACCACCACGTCTGGGTCAAAGAGATTTTTACCATTTCTGTCTTGACTGTCAATGGAGAACCGACCTTGCTTGACTGCTTTGCAGAACGCCTGAGGTGTCATGCCAAGCACGTCTGCCATTGCATTATTTTTCAAGAGTCCTTTACTCATAACTGCTCCCTTAAATAAAATATATATATATAACCAATGGACAGAACCCGCCTATTTTGACAAGTAAATGTCAAAAATAAAAACGGCATCGCCGTAAACCTGCATAAACAGTGACTTCATAAACCCTAAAAAAATCACCAAAATTTTACAAAACGGGCGGTCAATGCCTCCGCACATCCTGTCACGCCCCACAGAACCTATTATTTTATTATATAATAAACAGTTACGCAATCGGTATGCATAAAAGGGGTTGAAAATGTTACCAACTATGCCTTATTTTAAAGGTTGGTTCATAGTTGGCACACGTTTGATATATAATAAGTTAGCAAGGGTGTGTAACCAACATTGACCTCTCCCCCTATATATATGGGTAAATTTAAAAATATATGGGGCGAGCATGGGCATCCTCTCTATACTATTATATAAATATACCCTTTCATGTGCGTGAGGGTATATAGTTGGTAACATGATGGCGAGAACGCTTGAAATAATGCGGGTGAACCAACTTGTTACCAACTATTTTTTGAGTAGGTTAAAAAGTGGTTATAAGTAATTGATAAATAATATATGTGCCAACTATGATACCAACTATATAAGACGTGGCATGGTTGGTGTGGTCTGTGGTGTGCTATTGATGTAGGTGTGATTATAGGTAAAGGGGTGCGGTCTGCCCGTGTGTGCCATTTGTGAGGGGTTGTGAGGGTAATTCGTGTAATGGGTAGGTCTGCCTATCGGTGCAGGGGGATGCCTGTCGGGTCTGCCTATCGGGTAGCATTGGCTGATATATGTCTGCCTATCGGCATGGGTATGTCATTGGGTATGGTGGTGGGTCGGGCGGTGAGTCTGCATACCCTTGCCTATCGTAAAGTGTAAAAAGTGCGAGTTTACGTGTTATTGGTGCGGGTTTACGTGGATATGGCAGGGGTGCAGTAGGGTCCGCCTATCCGATACCCGACCATGCCTGACATATGGGAGGGTGAGGGGTAAATTCACCCGAAAAAGCGGAATTTTTTTCCGATTCAAAAATATTTTCAAAATATTTTCAAAAAAGATTTTTCGCTACATTCACTGTTTATGCGGGTTTTCGTCACATTGAGAGAAAAAAGTAAAAAATAGGTGAAAAAAATGTCTTGACAGTTTTTGCCACTATTTTATATTGACACCATACAGTGCAGGACAGGGTAGGGGGGAGACCCCAGACAGAGACCTGGTGATATATACAAAGGCAAGCGGTAGTGGTCGGGAGCAACAGAGACTAACTGAAATAAACAGAACGAACCGACATAACGAAGTGGATGGTTGAGGACGAGGCGATGACCCCAGAGGAAGCGATGGGCGAGCCCTTAACGCCAATGGCTACGAGAGTAGTGACGAAGGCTCCACCAACCGAGCGAGACTCGCCATTCACAAGCAACAGCAGGCAACAGCAAATAAATAAAACAAAAAAAAACATAGAAAGAAGGAAAGACAAATGAGATTCAGCAAACTATCAAAGAGACTGGCAGTAAAAGCCGTCAAATTCGCAAATATGGAATACCGTGAGCAGCTAGAATGGCTGACCTACCTTGATGAATTATGGAATTGGGGAACACTGGCAATGATGACAAAGCAATATGACCTCGGCGAGTTGTCAATGAACATGAATGACATTGGAATGGACTGGAAAAATCAACCATACCCCACCTATAGCAAAGACCATGCCGACCTTCGTAGGTTTTTAGATGAAGTAAAAATACTAAAAACCGCCCTTAAAATATCAATAGCGGGGTATCTGAAATAACGACAACCCAGTGGGGGTGTGCCGAACGCCCCCACAAAAACCCACAAAAACCGAAAGGACATAACCATGTATTACAAGAAATCATTCAGCAAAACCGCAAAGCGTGAATTTGCTATAAAAATGGCAGAAATTGAAAGATTCTGCAACGAAAACGGCATATCATATAGTAACTCAAGCGATAGTTACTACTTTACCATAAACGACCAGGAATACAGAGTGAGTAACCACTCAGTAGAGGCAAGCAATCGACATGGCAGTCAACAATGGCACCCCGATGGCAGAGAAAAAGATGTGGTGTATATTCATGCATCAAAAACAAGAATTATTGAAATATATAACGACCTCAAAGAAGGTCGCAAACTAAACGGACGTGGTGAGCGGGTTTAACCCGCCACCAAATAAGAAAGGACGTAAAAATGGAAACCATACCACAAACAAACAAACCGAAAACACTATACTGGGAACACCATGCCATATGCAGAGATTTTTCACCAAAAACATGGCTACATAAAAACACCAAAACCCAATACGACCAGTATGGGTTCGATGTAAATGGATATCACCAATTGACATCGACTATATATGACCCTGAGGGCTACGATGTAGACGGCTACGATGTAGACGGCTACACCAGAAGAGGATTAGACAGATTTTTTAACCAAAAACCATAAAAGAAAGGAGTCAGCCATGACCGAATCTGAATTACAAACCTATATCAAAACCCTTCCCCCAGACCAAGCCGAACGAGCCAATTTGATATTAACCTGCCATAGAATCGAGGCAGGTGTTCGTAAACTTTACATTGACATCGCTTGCGACCCACTGAATGACACGATGCGGGTTGTAGAATTGAAATCTCAAATCCCAACTCAAGAACTTATATGCAAATACAATTTAGCTGAGTTGGATAGACTCTACGCACCAGGCACAGAGATGCATATATTACTTGAACATTCACTGCAAATGCTTGACCAGTGCAGATGCATGGTCGCCTGTAACAATTTATCAAGACTATAACAATTAACACGGGAGTGCCTGCCGAAGGCACTCCCAATAACTATGAAAGGAACGAACCATGAACCGAGTAACAGACCCAAGTGAAATCTTGAACGCCCGTCAACATGGACTCTTTTTACAAAGAGAGGGTGAAATTCAAGAAAAATTAGTCAAAAACAGAGGGTTTAAACACCATGAATCATTCACTTTTGAAGACCACTGCTGGGTAACCTATAATAAAGAATCTGATGAGGGGTGGAGATACATATATGTAGAACACCTCACCATGCATAACGGGTTTACTCATTACACAGTCCGCACATTTAAACATGGTAGTGACTACTACCAAAACCTTGACGATGTGGTAAAGTTTATAGATGAAGTTATTTCATTTACAAACGAAAACAACCAATAACTTACAGGGGGCGGGCGGACAGTCTGCCCCCTTAAAAAAGAAAGGAAATTGAAATGGAAACTATATCACAAGCCAATACACAGGCACAAACACAGGCACAAACACCACAGGAAATCATTAAGGACATAGCAGGATTCACAAGCCATGTCTGCAGATTATATCACAAAGACTACAAAGGAGACAAGGAGTGGTTATTTGACATACCAGGATGCGAGGAAATAGTAAAGGGTGCTTATGACCACAATAAATCAAAGGAAGACAACTTGTGGGATTGTTGCAAGATTATTATCCTAAAATACCGTGAAACATATTGCAACGAACCATCTATAACCGAAAACAAGCCTAAAACTTTCAAAGATTTGGCATTCGCAATGAGACTCAAGCGAGACAATTTGAAAAGTATCGCAGAGAGCTATCAGGCAGTCATTGACACTTTGGAAAAAGAGAATATATTGGAAATACAAGACATGGTGTCCTCGATGGAGATTTTCTACAAAGAATGGGTAGAAAAGGATGCGAAATGGTATAGGGGTATGATTGGCGACCTTAAAAATATGTTAAGAGTAGGGGGTGGTTACCAATGATACCCGCAACAAACACCCACAGCACCCCAAACACCCCAAACACCCATAACACAGCAAACACCCCACCAAACACCACCATCCGCATGATGCGGAGTAAAGACTGCACCAATTACTATGACAAGACATTCCCACCCGCCTTATTTGAGGCACTCCAAAAACATACTATTTTAGTATTTATGGAGTATTGGCGAGCTCACAAAATCGATTTTACACCCCTTGTAAATGAAATAACCGACTGCGTGGCAAGGCGGGGTGACGGACGGGGAGACGGGGGCGAGATATGCGTGGCGGACACTGTCGAGCCTATGATAGACAAATACGGGCTTGAACTGTTTACCCAGATATTGTCTGCAATAGTAGACGGCAAGCCCTGCCGAGATGTCAATATCCACCCTCGCATGAGAGGGTGGGCATTGGTGGTCAATGAAATAGGCAGGGTGGCATCGGACGGGCTACACAGCAGTCATGTAAATAGCATGGCAGAGTATATAATGGTGCGTAATGCACTGGGAAAGGAGTAAACAATGGAATACAGGACAGAAGAGGCAATTGAACGGACGAAAATGGAGCAGGAAAACTACGAAAAAGGGCGAATCCCTCAATTAAACGATTGGCAGTATGACCCAGAACGTAACCCCGACTACCCATTCGTCCGTCTTTACAATGTCAACCTTATAAACGAGCTGGTGCCTGGCGATGAAGGGCATCCTCAAAAAAAGAATGGAGAACCAAAATGAGAGACAGAGCTAGCAAGGGTAATTACACTGTTGTAAAAACAGGCGTAGGTGATATGTGGCACTATCGAGTAAAGCAAGGGTGCGAGTTTGTAGAAAAAGCAAACTGTATGTATCTCTATATATACAGAGACAACGATGACGATTTGTTTGCGACCAGTGGGCGGTCTGCCGAAAAGTGCCGAGCATTGAAAGATGCATGGCTACGAAAAAAGCAAGGAGGCAACCAATGAGTAGTAGGCAAATAGGCAATGCACGTAACGACCGCAGACCACCCCGCCTACCCAAAGACCCCAAAAAGCAAGCGGACGAGCTATTTATAAGGGAGTGGGCGAAAAATAACGGGTGCAGTATAGCGGTCGCCAGAGGTTATTGGAATCAAGCACAGAGCGAGGAGTCTGTGGTGGAGACAAGAGAGGTAGAAGTCCCATTTACTGTGAATGAATACCCAATAGAAGGCATATATGCCCATAATACCGAGTGCTATGACAAATATAAGGGTGAAAACTACAACTATTTATGGCTATGTAGTGGCGGAGGGGAGTTTGAATGCAACCTACCAACCCTTGAACAGTGCAGACAAGCCAAAGACGAGTGGCTTGCCAAAAAATAGCAGTCTGGGGCGGGTAACACCGCCCTTCTTTTTTATTAAAGGAGGAAACAATGAAAGTAAAAATAAAGACAGTGGTATTGTCAACCCTATCAGCACCACCACCCGACCCACCAGAACCGCCAGAACCACCAGAACCACCAAAAACCACCGCACAAGCCAAGCCAGTGGTGATAAAACTCAAAACCAAGCAACCGCCCGCACCCCCTAAAATCTCAAAAATAGAAATACAATACTTTGAACAGAATACAGAGCGGGTAATAACCGAACTCCACAAAATAGCAACAGAGGCAAGGAGGAACGATGACGGGGTTCATTATTTGCTGGGTGAGATGGCTCGTTATGAGGACGACATCGACTCTGGGTGGTCGCAGAAAAGCCGTATCCGACTCCTCGCCCATAAAGTAGAGGCATTCCGTAACATCTGCAAACGTATATACTGGGCGTGGGTGGATACAAACGCCATGCTTGATGCCGTGCTACCTCGCACTATAACATCGCCCGCTGTGCTGTCAAGCATGGGCATCTATGAAAGGAGGGCATCGTGAGGTCGACCCCTATAAATCATAACAAAATCGGTAACAGAGCCGATTTTCGTAGGCGGGTAAAATTGCAACGTGTCAAGCGGGAGGAGGCTATGGTGTCTGCCACCCAGACACCCCCAGAAAATGCCCCGACACCCGCCCTAAATGGTGAATTGTGCGAGCATGGGATGCCCACCCCGCTACCTATACCAAAAGGCAAGGGTCGCACTATATGGGAGATGCCGTTACCTAAAACCGATGCCATTTATGACAAGTTCGGAATCGAGCCTGTAGACAACCTCTGGCAGAAAATACAAAATTATTACAAAGTAGAGGGTGATACGTCATGGTTCGGGGAGACTTGCAACGATGCCTTGAAATGTAGAAAGGTATGTGGTGATACAACCTTTTATTTCTGGCAACATTACTACGAACTTTACGAGTATCTCGTCAAAAAACGCCTTACAAAATTAGATATAAGGTGTTTTGGATACAACTACGATGCCACTCTTAACCGACTCACTGCTTGTGTGGCAAGCCTTAAACAGATGCACGTGGCACTGGTCAAACTATCAGCACTTCCCTATCAGATGGTCATGGGTTGGGATGTGGTGGGTGCGAGTGGCGAGCCTGGTGTGTCTGGCACTGGTGGCAGGTTGTCTGTGGTTAGCGGTATGTCTGGCACGGGTAATGCAGACGAGGCTTGCATAGGCTACGAGTTAGTCAATGGTGTAGACCAGTATTTTATCTTTCGGTCGCTTGTTACGGACTATAAAGAGAGTTTTAGGGCGATGCAACGCAATGTAGTGCGGTTTAGGGAGATAAAAGCGGACTTTGACGAGCGGGTAGACCGATGGCGGAGGGTGCGGAGGCTCTGTAAACAATATGGGGTGGAGTTTGACGGGCGAGAGCCATATGCACCCCTCTGGAAAAGCCCACTGTTTATCGATGTTTTGCGAGATGTCATGGCAACCATAAAATCGATGGTAACGGGTAAACCAAAAAAAGTTCCCAAAAAACGAAAAAAACACTTGACACCAAAACTGGGTTTTAGAAAATGGGAACAGAAACTCAATAACGAATTGAACGCAGGGCGAGAAGTAAAAAAAGCGATGGGGGTAGCATGACACGCAGGCAAGCATTAATAGTCAACTCGCAAGCCAACAGGCACATACAAATAGCCGATAATCACCAAATATATAAAAGGCATAGTGGGTTTCGCCCGATTCCCCATCGCGGTTTTCCCACAGCCTTCGAGAGCGGACAGACAAGTTCTGTCCCTCTCCTTTTTATATGTATTTATGGCTTTTCGGGGTTAGGAGCGGTCTATGAGCCATGACCACCCAGAATACGATGACCTGAATCAGAGACTGCTACCCCAAATAGAGTCCCTTTGCAACCAATGGCTAGGCGGACAGCGAGAGGGTAAATACTGGGTAGCCCACAACCCGTGCTACAATGACACAAAAGCCTCCCTAAAAATAGACATTACCAATGGCATCTGGCGAGACTGGGGTTCGGAGAGCGACCTTGATAAAGGTAGCGACCTCGTTAGTCTTTATGCCAGAATCAAAAACATTAACCAATCACAATCATATAAAGAACTTACGCAATTCACAAACGGAACGATGCAACATAATTCCTTTTTATGTCAAGTGAAAATAAATTGTTATTATGAGTCCACTCTGTAAAGAGTAAAGTTCATGCAATCCGTAGGGGCGATGGCAATCGCCCCCTACGGACGGTGAACCGCCCCCCAATTCCCAATTCCCAATTCCTAATTCCTAAT